ATAAGTCCCTGCTTGGTAAGCTGTGTACATTGAATATGTAGTTGATATTCTAGCATCATACCAAGCACAAACATCATCGGTAAACCACACAAATATTCTATTAGGTTTAAAAGTTAACCCACTTACCACTAAACGACTACCTGAAGTTGTTGTTCCCGTACCCGTTGCGGCCCCTAATGGTAAATAAGATCCTGCTACCCCGAATATGTCTACACCTGATTTTATATTCCCTTCCGCTAAATCAGCATCACCACGAATCGAGCAACCTGAGTAATAACCAGTAGAAACTCCAACATCACTTGCTCCAGGAGTAGGTAAATAAATCGACTGATTGTTAGGCATTGTACCTATTATATCTCCAACATCCGAACCAGCTGTTTTACCAGAGAGAAGGTCGGATGCTATAGCATTACCAGAAGCTCCTTCACCCTGTAATATAAAATTTGTGCCATCATACCTCACGGTGTAAATACCGCCAGCTTTAAGGTTTATTATATCCGTGCCGTTGGCCTTCTTTAATCCCTTTGCGCCTAACCCGTTGGGATTAACCGTAGATGCTCCCGTGCTAGCCACATTGATTCTCATTGAGAACGCCATCCCTGCCACCAGTGAAGTAGGAGCAGGGTTAAGGGTTACGGCGTAAGTATTGGCACTACCTGTCGCTACTGCATAGGGTACTTGCAGCGTATAATCAGCCTGATGTGCAGTAAGGTTAGTTGCTGAGTCTTCTATATTTGCTTTAAAGGTATCATGATCATAAGCAGTAAAAGCTCTTGCTATCGAAGAACCGCTGGCCCATATTTGTGCAGTTCCTTGAAGGCCCCGGGTACAACCGGTCAAGTTGTTCCCGTTTATCCCAGTATACAGAATTGTTTCTACCACTGTCGTTATACCGATACCGATTGTTGCGATATTAGGAGCAGCCGGGAAAACCGTTGCATCTATAACGGGAATGGTGGCATCCGTAGCGACAATTCCTGCACTCAACGTGGTTACAGGACTATTAATCCGGGCTGCATACATTGTAATTTGGCTCATTTAATTCACCAGCCTTACAGTTTGAAAATTTTGTTAGCGCCAGTGTCCCAGGTAATTGCAATATCGCCACCATTAGGTACTACGGGTAATCCAGTGGCGGTATCAATATAGGCGATCAACAGTGAAGTAGACTCCGTACCGGTATGTTTGTAGATAACCAACGCTTCCGATACGTCCCCGATTGCCGCGGCAAATGTCACTCCGGCAGCGTTAGCCACGCCCAGGGTTGTAGCCTTGGTCCCCAAAGGTGCCGATACTGCTGTTCTGGCGGCCGCAGGAATATCATCTAACGCGTTGTCGGCGTCAATCGAAACGACGTAATCATTAGTATCAATCAGAATCACGCGAATATCATCTACCAGCCAGTCAATATCACCGTTCAAAAACCCTTCCCGGCCTTTTCCGTATAACGAATTTGCCATTTATAATTACCTCCTATATATATTCTTTCTATATGCCTAAATCATAATAAACGCCATAGGTTATACTTTTGGTGTCTACAGGGGTAACAGTAACGCGGAATGTGCCAGGAACCATCTTGGCAGTTGAAGCGTTAGCTGTTTCTGCCGCCCACGGTGCCACAATATATAAATTGTCGCTGGTTGTCGTTACTGCCGCACCTTCAAGTAATGTAAAATATACTCCCGCTGCGTTTTTGCCTTCGATTTTAATCGTTGCAGAAAAACCCGCAGTACCGGCTGTTACTTTAAAATGAACGAATAGTCCTCGTCCAAACCCATTGATAATATCCTTACTAGAGATAACCGCAGTTCTGGCTGTAGATGCTAGTGCAGTTCCCGCAGTGTTGTAAAGAACAGGGTTTCCAGCTTCATCGGTTAGATAATTCATATATGATCCCTCCTAAAAATACACAAGGTTTGTTTGCATTTTGAAAAGGGGACCGAAGCCCCCTAATGGTTAACTACTGGCGTTAATTCCGAAAGTCTCTAGTGCGGCAAGGATAGCATTTATAGCAGTTCTGGCCTCTGCATCCGTAGTTGTTCCGCCAGTTGGATCAGCAACATGTGTGTGTTGGGTGCCGTTTGCCACTGCCACCCCAGACAGTTTGACCCCCTTTTGATACAGCGCTCCGGCCTCATCGGCAACCTGTATCTCGTAACCTTTGGGGCCAACCCAGAGACCCAAAATACCACTGACTTTTTTCCAATGTGAAGGAAATCCCATTTCATATACACCTCGTTTCGAAGTAGTGAGGCAGCTATATTTCAAACTGCCCCCTATAAGTTCAATGCCTAAAGGCTAGTCGGTAGTTCCGGTGCTCCCGTAAATGAAACTCCAATCATCCCACCCAGCAATAAAGCGGTTGACCACTTTATAGGCCCCGACTTCGGAGTTGAAGTTCTCTTTGTCCATTTCCAGTTTGGCAATACGGCGATTGTACCAATGCAGGAATGCGGCCATACGTTCTTTGTCGGACAGGAACCAAGCCGTGGAACTGGTCAGGAAGTCAAACTCAATAACGTTGACGGAACCCTTCCAGATGTTGACGTTGTTATCGGAAATGTCTGGCTCGCCAGTGGAGTCGGCGATAACCAGTGCAGCTTTACGATTGGCCGGGCCAACAATTAAGGTGTCCGGAGTAACTGCCAGCAGATTATTTTTGTCATCTTTCCAGCCCTTCATTGCAGTACGTGCGAATTCCAGGTTAGTTGCATTCAGAAACCCCGTAGTGGCGTTAGCCTGAACGGTGGGATCAGATGGACTATTAGGGTGGGAAGCAGAACAAAGTGCCACGTGATCCGGACCAGCGTTGGCAGCGTTGAATGCCTGGTTGAATATCAACGCGCCATAATACTGGCGGGTATAGTAAACGGTCTGAGTCAGCAAACGAATTCTTTTTTTGATCTCGCCGTACTGGTCATCTTCAACAAGTTCGCGTTCCAGGGAAAGACCTTTGGAATATTTTTTGTGCATATAGGTAGACTTGAATCCCTTGGCCACGTCTTCATAACTAACCTGATTATTGGTTGCCCCCCACTCATCCATCATTCCCAAAGAGCCAGTCCCTTGGTTGAACTCGGCCTGTTTGGTTGAACCTTCTTCGGAGAACAGTTCCGCCACAAAGTCTTTTTTCTTTTTGAGATGTTTATTGAATATGGACCTAAGTCCAGGTAGCATTAACTCATCCCAATTGTCGGAAATCATCATGTTGTAATTCACCTCCAGTAAATTTTAAAAAGACAGATGCAATAAAAGCTCTGTCTTAGATCGGTTGTTTATTCAGTTGCTAACGGAAGGGGTGTCTGCTACCCAGTGAAGTGGACAGATCTGCGTACCATGACGTCCATCGTCAGGTCGGCAGGATTAATGTCCACGCATACCAACGGTCCCTGTTTGACAGTCGAAGTCAATCTCGCGGCATTTGCATCAATGGTCTTTGTGTCTTTGAGTTGGATGCCGCCCAGCCCGACATTAATAACATCGTTTGCCTCACTGCCCAAACCTAATAGGATATACTTGCTGGCAGTCGTGGGCGCAACCGGGAATGGAGTGGTTACCGTCAAGGTATGGGAGCTGCCGGTATAATCCGCCACAGTTCTGATGGAACCTGCCGCCGGACCTTCGTAAACGTAAATTAATGCACCGTTCAAAAAGTCATCGGTAGCCGGAGCTAGGGTGCTGTCCACTAAAGTAGTGAGGGTACCCCCGGTTGCAGCGGCATCATATTGATCGGCAAAGGAACAGCGGTACACATTGTCAGGATGATCATAGACCGCTCCGTAAACGGATACCCCAGAGACATTTTCGGCGGCAGTAATACTCTCGGCCATAACCCCGATAATATTAATCGCAACACCAGCCGCAACCTTGGCAAGTTTGCCATCTGTAATGGTTACCATTTCTCCACATGCATACGCGACTCCAGGGGTTAGTAAGTATTCCACCGGATTAGGCACAGGGCCGAGCGATTTATTATAGATAGGCTCGAAACCAGCCGTAGTTCTATTTGCTAAAAGAGTCATTGTTTAATTCACCTCCATAAATAATAGAAGACTCGGTATCTCTACCGGCCTTTACGTTGTTTCCTATTCGCTTCACTGAGTTTTTCTTGGGCGTAATCTTTTTCGGCTACGCCTAAATTAGCAGCTATTTGCTTCTCTAACTTGGTAAGCACAATGGATTCTGACTTGGAGCCTGTACCTTTGCCCTGCGGAGATGCCTTGGGTTGGCGTTGCAGATTGGCTTTGGATTTATTCTCAGCCCCAGCCTGGACCTTATTAAGCAGTTCACCGGTGGCCAGTTTGCTGCCCAGTACATACCTCATGCCATCCTCGAAGGTAAGTACGGTTCCGTTCTGGGTGAACGCGTCGATCTCGGTCGCGCAATCCTTTAAGATTCGGGCCAATTTCGGTTTGGCCATGTAGGTCTGTTTGTCCTGCAGGTATTTAACCTGCTGCATGCCCGCCTGGTACTCGGTCTGTTGTTGCTTTTCGACGGCGCGTTCCGCCTTTAATCCCGCGTTCTCGTGTTGTTGTGCAACAATCGCCCGGGCTTCTTCCTCAGTTATGCCCAATTCCTCAGCCTTGGCCTCGACAATGTTTTGGATCACGGTGTTTTTTACCTCATCCAGACTCATGCCGGTAAGCTGTTCAATCTCAGCCACCTCTTGGGATTTGCGATCTCTGGCCAGTCTACCCTGAACAATGCGGTTCACTTCTTTAATAACCCGTTGATTAACAATCTCATCAATATTATCCGAAGTGATTTCGGGACCATCGGCGGGGTCTTTGTCATCCCCCTCGGGTTCGTCGTTGTCCGCGCCACCAGGTTTGTCATCTTCCGTGTCATCATCCTCACCGCCAGTTATCCCTTTGAGTAAATCTTCCAGCTCCACATCGGTATCTTCGCCGATATCATCCTTGTCATTGGGGTCATCGGTGCCGTCGTCATCTTCAACGCCTGGCAGATCTCCAGCAAACAACTGTAAATTAATCTTG